GCTAACTTAACTGGTTATAATTTTGTAGCTGGAAACTTAGTAACTGATGTGCCAAGTTAATTAATAATAATAAAAACCTCCTCTTTAATAGAGGGGGTTTTAAAACAAATAATATGGGAAAAGAAGCAGTATATTGTAAAAGTAAAAGAACATACACTAATGAGTGTGACTGTGAAGACAGCTATAAATGTCCTCATTATTGGAAGCAAGGATTAGGTTCTTTGGTAGGTGGAACTGTATCTAATGTCGATAATACGTCGGTATCAAGAACAACCTCATCGTCAAACAACTAAAAATAAAACAAAGGTATAAATAATTAGTTATATCTTTATATAACAATAATTTAATATAATTATATGAGAAACCCAAAAGAATTGTTCGAATCTATAGTAAATCTATCTAAAGAAGTTTTAGGTGGTTCTAACGTAGAAGAGAAGGTTGTTTTGGCTGATGAGGTTGTAAAAGAAGAGAAAAAAGTAGTTAAAGAAGAAGTTAAAAAAGAGGAAGCTGCTGCTCCTGTTAATGAGACTCCTGAAATAACTGCTCCTGTTGTTGAACAACCTGCTGCTGTATCTAAAAGTGAATTTGACTCTGCTATTGCAGAAATCAAAGAAATGTACACTAAAGTATTAGAGAGCATATCACCAAGCCAACCACAAGAAGTTCCAGAAGCTTTATCTGAAGTAGTAACTGAAGAAGAAGTGATCGAAGAAGTATTACTTGAAGAAGTAGTAACTGAAGAAGTTATCGAAGAGGTAACAGAAGTAGAATTATCAGAAGAGATTGTATTAGACGAATTAGTACATGATCCTGAAGCATTAATAGAAAAAAAGGAATCGTTCCTTTACGCTCAAAACAGAGTACAAACAACTGAAGACATAGTCTTCGCACAATTATTTAAAAAATAAAAAATGGCTACAACAACTAATATTACAACTACTTATGCAGGTGAGAAAGCAATGCCTTACTTACAAGCTGCGTTATTGACTCCAAATACTATCCGTAATGGTGGTGTTACAGTTAAACCAAACATTAAATTCAAACAAGTATTGAAGAAAGTTGCTATGAGTGACTTAATCAAAGACGGAACTTGTGACTTTACTCCAACTGCTACTGTAACTCTTACAGAAAACATTTTAGAGCCAAAAGAATTTCAAGTAAATTATACTCTTTGTAAGCAGGATTTTAGATCGGATTGGGATGCAATTTCTATGGGATTGTCTGCTTCTGATAACTTACCTCCATCTTTAGCTGAATTCATTATAGCTAAGACTGCTGCTGAGGTTGCAACTGCAAACGAAACTATTATCTGGCAAGGTGCTGATGCTAACGAAGGTGAGTATGACGGTTTTGAAGCTTTATTTGCTGCTGATGCAACTGTAATCGATGTAGCTGGAATTGCTGCTGACGATTCAACAATCCAAGCTGAAATGAGAAAAGTAATTAACGCTATTCCTCAAACTATCTACGGAAAAGAAGATTTAAAATTATATGTTGCTTCTGATGTATTTAGAGTTTATATTTCTTCTTTAGCTTTAGCTGGTGGTGGAAATGGTTACAACCAACAAGGTTCTAATCAAGGATTTGCTTCTCTTCAGTTTGAAGGTGTGAATTTATTTATGGCTGCTGGTTTATCTCAAGGTAAAATGATTGCTTGTCAAACTTCTAACTTACATTTCGGAACAGGTCTTTTATCTGACCAAAACGAAGTATCAGTTTTAGATATGGCTACTCTTGATGGAAGTCAAAACGTAAGATTCATCATGCGTTATACTGCTGCTGTAGGTTATGCTTACGGTGCTGAAATAGTTAGCTATAACGTAGCTTAATTAACAACAACTTGATAAAGGGGAGTTAACGCTCCCCAATATCTACTAACTTATAAAATATAAACAAATGGCTTGCGAAAATTTATCTTTAGGGAGATTAAAACCCTGTAAAGACAGCGTTGGTGGTATTCAAGCGGTTTATTTCATCAATTACGGTGATTTAGGTCCTGTTACTTACGACTCGTCTGATACTGATGTTATCGATTCAATTGGTACTGGTGTATCATGTTACAAATATGATGTTCATTATTCTTCTTCATTAACACAGAATATCCAAGCTTCTACGGAGAATGGTACTGTTGCTTTTGAACAAGTATTAGAAATGTCTATGCCTAAATTATCTAAAGAAGATAATAAGGAAATCAAATTAATTTCTTACGGACATCCTCATATAGTGATAGAAGACCAAAACGGATCTTTCTTTTTAGCTGGTACAGTTAATGGAATGGAAGTTACTGGTGGAACTATTGTTACTGGAACTGCAATGGGAGATATGTCAGGATATACTTTGACTTTAACAGGTATGGAAAAAGTACCTGCTAATTTCTTAGCATCTGACCTTGCTGCTGCTGGTGGAACGGTTGTTGTTGGAGTTTAATCCTAAGACAATAATATAGTAAAAGACAAGCTCCTTAACGGGAGCTTTTCTTGTTTATAGAAACAAAACACTTGTTTTTTAGTTATAAGGTATGAAGATAATTAACCCTTTATTAACCAATAACATCTTGCCTATATTACCAAGAAGCTACGATAGTAACGTTGCTGTAACGGTTGTACTTACAGATGATGACACCAGAGAGGTTACCAATATAACTCCTTCTCTAATAAGCTACCTAAGTAACGATATGCTTATAACTATTCAAACACCGTCTTTAATAGAAGGGGATCGTCTATCTTTTGAAGTAAAGCAAGTTGAAGAAATAATATTCAGAGGTACTATATTCGTAACTCAGTTTAACGATACTAATTACACTATAAATAATGATGAATTTGTTGTCGATACAGACAATGATTCTGACTCAATGAAAGTATATGAATAACAAAAAAGGAAGTAAAAGACCTAACATTAGTTTTGTCGAAATGGCAAACTATGAGAGACCTCAAGTAATAGAGACTGTTAACGAAGATTATATATCTTACGGATCAAACAATAATTACTATGGTGAAATAATTGAGAGATACTTAGGTTCTCCAACTAACTCTCGTTGTATTAACGGTATTAGTGATATGATTTACGGTAGAGGATTAGATGCTATTGATAGAAATATCAACATTGATTCTTATATTGAAATGAAGAAGCTTATTGATGAAGGAGAGCTTAGAAAGATTGTAGGAGACAGAAAGCTATTAGGTAGTGGATGTATCAAAGTAAATTACAATAAAGACAAGACTAAGATAATAGCTATTAAGCATCACCCTATGGAAACTCTTAGAGCAGAGAAAACTAAAGAAGGTGTTATTAAAGCATACTACTATCATCCAGACTGGAAGAACAAGCGTAATGGAGAAACTCCTAAAAGAATACCTACATTTGGTAATGGTAATGATAAGCAAACAACTGAAGTATATATCGTAAGACCTTACGTATCAGGCTTTTATTATTACTCTCCTTGTGATTATCAGGCATCTTTACAGTACAGTCAGCTTGAAGAAGAAGTATCTAACTATCATATATCGAATATACAAAATGGTTTACAGCCATCTTTATTAGTTAACTTTAATAATGGAGTTCCTTCTGAGTCTATACAAGCTAAAATGGAAACTAAGATCAAGCAAAAGTTTGGTGGTAGTTCTAATGGTGGTCGTTTCATATTAAGTTTTAATGAAGATAAAGAAACTGCTGCTTCTGTAGAACCAATACATTTACCAGATGCTCATGCTCAATATCAATTCTTAGCTGATGAAAGTAGAGAAAAGATAATGTTAGGACATGGTATTGTGTCTCCAATCCTTTTAGGGATTAAAGACAATACAGGTTTCGGAAACAATGCAGAAGAATTACGTACAGCTTCTATCTTAATGGATAATATAGTTATACGTCCTTTTCAAGAGAACATTATAGCTGGACTAAATAAGATACTTGGATTTAACAAGATATTCTTATCTTTATACTTCGTTACATTACAACCTATCGAGTTTGTTGAATTAGACAATATTGAAACGTCTGTAGTTAAAGAAGAAGAAACTGGAGAGAAGTTATCTAAGGTAGATAATTTAAAGTACAAAGTAAACGAACTAATATCTAAATATATATAATGGCTAAAGCACTATTTGCTTCTACAGCATACGTTAAGAAAAAGAGTATCATATCTGGTTCAGTAGATCCTGACAAAATGCTACAATTTATAGAGACCGCACAAGACATGCACATTCAGAACTACTTAGGTACTACTTTATATAAGCAGCTTATGTTACTTATATCTAATGGCACTATTACTGATGCAGGTAATGAAAAGTATAGAGATTTGCTTGATGATTATATTAAGCCTATGTTAGCATGGTTTACGCAAGCTGAGTTCATTCCTTTTGCTGCTTACACAATAAGTGAAGGCGGTATGGGGAAACATCGTTCAGAGAACTCTGACGCACTGTCAAGAGAAGAGATTGCTGGTCTTGCTACAAGAGCTAATGACAAAGCATCTTTCTATGCTGAAAGATTTATAGAATTTATGTGTGACAACCCTAATCTATTTACTGAGTATAATCAAGGTAATCAAGATATGAACCCAGACAAAGAAGTAGATTCGTTTGGTTGGTTCTTAGGATAAGCAAACTTTAATATAAAAGGGTATGAGTAAAAAAATAAATACATATAAGCTAAAAGAACAATATCCATCTAAATTGGATTTGTTCGTTGAAGAGTTAGATAATAAAACTAAAAAAGATATAAACAATGGGAGTAACGTTAACAGGTAAGACAATAAAAGATACTTACAAAGGGCTACTTAAGTTTGAAGATAATCT